ATATCATACCCCGTACCATTACAAAAATACTTGGCATAAGGAATAGCAAACTGAGCTGCATTACCATATGCCTGAAATCCAGGATACTTCTCACCTTTAAATTCTATGATCTGCATAGCATCGTATGGGGTTTTTTAAATAGATAATCAATCTGAGTTACATTTTCCTCATCATGAGCATAAATTACATACTCATCATAAGAAGTGTCAAGTACATCAATAATATAATTGATAGCAGTATTAACCGTGTAGATCTTCTTTGCCTTTTCTAAGACCTTACACCAATCGAATAGTGTAAATCCATCAGTAATTTGTAACTCCACAACTGGTAGATCAAATTGATCCTTAGAAATAAATTTACTATCTCTAATGTCAGTGTTGTAGAGATTACTGATGAAGACATACTCTGAATCATCTTTCAGTCCTAACACATTATAGTATAAATCATTCTCTTTATCAAGGTTCCTTTTAAATAAAAAGTAATCTCTCCAATCCTCATGCTCCATTCCAAGCATAGTAAGCTTAGAACTCATTGTCTTTCCATCATTATGAGTTAAATCTGCCGTTGCTGGACAAATAAAAGCACCCTTATCCTCTATTACATATCCTGCCGCCTTATCATAGATATCTTTTCCTGGAAAGTCATCTTCTATTGTAGGAAAAGAAATACCATATCCCTTAATATAATCACCAATCCATGCAATATCAGGTCTTAATGGCCATATAACCTCAAATCCATGATGTACCATATAGTGAGCAATCTTCTGGCAATAGAAGACATCTCCTATCCCTGCTGGTTGTTTAATTATACAAGGTTTCATTGTTGATAATCAGGAAGAATCTTTTGCTCAGTGAAATTACTACCCGTATGCTTATTAATCCTTGCTTTTACATGAAATCTTTCATCGTTATTATAATAAACATCCCGTGCATGTTGAATAAACACATCATCAAACTGAGTATTCTTCTCACATAAACGAATACTATCTTCTGTATCCCATATCTTTTGATTGACTGCTCTTAATTCATCAACCATTTCATCAGGAACATTTAATCCTTCAACTAAGGGTTTAAGATAATTAAGTTCTTTAAGAATTTGTTGTGTTTTCTCCTCACTATTAGAATTTTCTAATTTAATTTGAAGGATAGTAAGTTTATCTACTATCTCCCCGTTAGCGACTTCGATTTTCATAATGCAATAAATCCTGGTGTGTTATTTTGCCAATGGAATTGCTGTGATCCCATCTCCTGGTATTCACAATGCTTCTCCAAATACCCTTTACCCCAAATTTCATCTCCCATATTACCACCTTTGAACGGAGTATGTTCTTTATCCCTCCTTACAAATACCGAATCTCCTTGTCCCTCTCTCTGATAAGATGCAGACATCTCTCTAAGAGTAAATCCTCTCTTATCCAACCATTTTACTATAGCATCATGAGTACATCCATTAAGATGCTTATCCTCAAAGGAAGTCTCCATATCAATCACATTAATATAATCAAGGTACTTTTCAAATCCCTCTAAGATATCCAACTCTGCTCCTTCGGCATCCATATTAAGAAAATCATATTCATTCATATCAATATTATTCTCTTCTACTAAGGTAGAAAGAGATTTAGTCTTAACAGGAATAGAATTAACTTTACCAAATTCTGGTCTTCCTTGAAAGAAACTAGACCCTTCACGATCCATATAAAATTGTTTATCTTCCCCATCCGTATTAGTAATACACTCATTAAAAGCAGGAACTCCCCACTTATCTGCCATCGGTTTAGACATATACTTATAGGTCCGTGGATCACCCTCGATTCCTATTATATTCTTACCTACTAATTTTGTGTAACAAAAAAGTTCACAGAAATCCCACAAACCAATATGTATTACACCCTTAGGTTGAATATTAATACGTTCAAAAATACCCACATACTCTGCAGTGGGACTTATCTGAACTGCATATCCTGTCTCCGCATTATATGATGCATAAGGTCCAAGTTGACTCATAATATATCTCCTAAGGTGTAATTAAATCTAATACTTTCACATCAAACTGTGAGATCTTAATATCTATATGATTTCTAGTGAAAGGTGTTTCACAGAGATGTGCATTGGGATACCCTGCTCTGGTTGGATCAGGCATAGTAGGATCCTCATAGTCAATAAAGAACATAACCTTTAAAAATCCAGCATATTTAAACAAATCAAATATACCAGATGCTTGTCCCATGACAACTAAATTCTTATGTCTTACTAAGTAATCCATCAAATCCTGCAATTCAAACTTATCCAATGCTTCGGTACCTTCAAACGTCTTTTGATTCTTAAAGACATTGGTTTTCTTAGTCATATTAACAATGACTTTATAACCACGTTCCTTCATTTTAGTTACAATATTATCCCAGAAATTATCTGGTAATTGATAACTATCTCCACGTTCAGGGAATAAAATACAAGTCTTTTCTTCTATATCTTTTGTTGCTTTTAGATCATAATCATATGCTTTTTGAAGAACTCCGGTTTGATGAATGTTACTACAAAAATCCCACATATTAAAAGACATATGAGCTACTTTTAATTTACCATACTGATGAGCTTGTGCCATACATTTAGGATCTTGGGGGAAAAATCCATTACATGACATCACAATTTCATTTTGATCAAATGGATAACCCAGATAATCTTGAAAGTCATCAGGATAGATTACAATCTCATCACATTTAAGAGGAGAAGGACAGAAGTTATCAAGTATAAATCTAATACCATTATAGACTCTCTTCTGACACAAAATCTTATAAGGTACAGGAGAACGAGACTCTAAGAAAAGAGTAGCAGCCGTAGCATCTCCCATCCCCCATGCCATTAGATACCAATTTTCCCTCTGGTATACTGTCTTATCAAGAGCATGAGTTTCCTCATGATTAAGTTCTCTTACCTTTATTGACATGACCACAAAATCTCCTCCAATTTCAAAAAGGTTTCCTGACTTACATGAGTATGTACATTAGTTGCTTTATAAAGAGTCCTATTATAAAAACATTCTAAGTCTGGTACATGAGGATTATCCTGCGTCTGAGTAATGAATGTCTTGTTCTCATTCATTACATTCTTATTCTGCATGGATATAGCCATGAAAGCACCAGAATTCCGTGCAATTATTATATCACAAAAAGTACTAAGATAGGAATTATGAATTAAATCAGAAGGATGAGTTCCAAAGATAGAAGGGGTGTGAATGACATTATCATTCTCTACTTCTACACTTTCTTCATTCATATAATAATAATCCCACTCTGGATAGAGAGAAGATATATTAGAAATTCTATTCAACCAATCTTCATTATCAGTCTGTCCTGATCTTCCTTTTATATTAACAAAAAGAATCTTCTTCCGTGGATTATCACCAATCTTTTTAATAGAATCAATTGCTTCTTTATCTAAAAGACTCTCATAATCAAAGTCCAATCCAAGATCAGCAGGTATTTCTATATCAAAATTATTATTCTTATAGACATGCTTCCAATAATATTTCTGAATGGAAATCATATCATAAGGATAAAATTCATCCAATGCTTCCTGTCCACCTAAATGTAATTTTTCATAGACAGGATCACAAAAATGAGTGGGGATAATAAGATCACCACTTATTTCTTCTGTTGGAATTAAATTAGGAACTGCTTTAAGAAAAATATCAGGATAGCGAGTCCCTTCCATCCCATGAACATATTGATAATATTCATTCTCAGGATACTTTTGAATCACCAAATTAAGAAAGGGGATTGTAATAATAAAATCCCCTAGATGACCCTTAGTATGAAAACAAACCTTCATAATCAAACAGGATGATGCATTACATTATCTGCACTTACCTGAGCATTGATCCATTCATAGGTCTTACGAATACCTTCTTCCAAGGTCTGTGAATAATCCCATTCTAATTTCTCTCGAACTAGATCATTATTAGAATTACGTCCACGAACCCCCAAAGGACCATCTACATGTACCTTAGTGATGGGTTTACCCGCTACTCTTGCAGCAGTATCAGCAAGTTCATTAATAGTAACCATTTCCTCTGAACCAATATTAACTGGTCCCATAAAATCACTATCCATTAAACGACGAGTTGCTTCAATACACTCATCAATGTATAAGAATGAACGAGTCTGCTCACCATCACCCCAAATCTCTACCTCTCCACCACTAGCAGGAAGTTCCGCTACCTTACGGCACATTGCAGCAGGAGATTTTTCTCTACCACCTTTCCATGTTCCATCAGGACCAAATATATTATGATACCTTGCAATACGAATAGGAATTCCATGGTTACGATGATAGGCAAGATAGATTCTCTCAGAAAATAATTTCTCCCAACCATATTCACTATCAGGACCAGCAGGATATGCATCAGATTCTTTTAATCCTGGATTCTCTACCTCCATCTGAGCATACTCAGGATACATGCAAGCAGAACTAGAATAAAATATCTTAGTATGACGTTGCCTATCAACTGGAATCTGATTCCATCCATCCCCATATCTTTCTTGCAACTTCTTTAATGATTCAAGAATATTAAGATTCACACAAGCAGAGTTATGCATAATCTCTGCATCATTTTCACCAGAAAAGACAAATCCAGCACCACCCATATCCGCAGCGAACTGATAGATCTCATCAAAGGGTTCTGTATATTGTTCTGGAACAGAATGATAAAAGTTTCCTTGATATCCAGCAAATCTAACTACTCGATCAACAAGTGTAGGATCAGTTAGATTACCCAGAATAAACTCATCTGCTGCTGTCTCCGAATATTCAGGACTCTTAACATCCACACCCCGCACCCAATATCCATCCTTCTTTAATCTCCTAACCATATGACTGCCGATGAATCCACCAGCACCACATACAAGAGCAGTCTTTTGTCTTTCTACCATCTTTAATTTAACCTCAGAAAAATTTAATAAGCCTTGATATTTATATTATACACCCATAACTTCAATAAGTCTATCCACTTTCTTCTTATTAACAAACTGACTGTTACCAACATACAATCCGTTACGATGAAGAGTGCATACATTAGGATTTTCCCTCTCTGTACACAACTTATACTTATTAAATGCAGGGTGGCGAAGAAGATTGCCACTAATGATAGGACGATATTCAATTCCCTCCTCCTTTAATTTACCTTTAAGAATAGGAGTTAAACTTCCATCATGAGGAATGATAGGAAAGGAGAAACTACTATTTCCTTTTTGGAATTGAGGACAGTAATATTGATGTAAAGATGCTTTAGCCTTCACCCACCAATGAGCAAAGTTATCTCTACGAATAGCAATATTTTTATCCAATTTCTTCATCTGGGAGAGACCTAAAACCGCACATATCTCATGATTACGAAGATTAAATCCTTCTGTCATGAATAAAAATGCGGGATCAACATCTGGATTCTCAGCAGAATACTTTTTAAATAATTCAGGAGAGGCTTCACGAGCCATACCATGACTTCTCTTCATACGCATCAACTGATATAGATCACTATTATTAGTACACACCATACCACCCTCAATAGTGGTTATATGATGCCCAAAATAGAAACTAAAAGTAGACCCAACAGAATCTCTACCTCTCTTCCCATTAGGTCCTTCTACCCCATGTGATTCACACACATCTTCCATAATAAGAGCATTAGGAAAGATCTCTTTAACCTTTTCTACATCCGATGAAAGACCAATAAGATGAGTAATAAAAACTGCTTTAATATCTGGATGCTGTTCTGCAATATATTTTAATTCTTCTTCATCGAATGAATAATTATCAAGATTAATATCACAAAAAATAGGTTCTAAATTTGCTTGAATAACAGGTGCGATATTAGTGACCCATGTACATGCAGGAACAAGAACTTTATCACCATCTTTCAACCCATAATGCTCCTTTATAGAAGAAACTAGTAATGTATTAGCAGTACTACCACTAGACACATACAACGAATGCTTAACACCCAACCACTCTGACCATTTCTCTTCTAATTGACGAACCTTAGGACCATTAGTAAGTCTACTACTAGTCAAAATAAAGGCTGCCATCTTTAAACGGTCCTTCAAGGTAATGGTTTCTTCCATTAATGGCCAATACATTACTTTACCTCCAATTTGTAATAATCATAAGTGGAAGTAAGACCTTCCAACAACCCATAAGTAGGGGTCCATCCCATAGAAAAAAGTTTTGAAGAGTCTAATAATCTCTTTGATACTCCTTCTGGTTTGGTAATATCCCATTCTATCTTACCATCATATTCTACCACATCCGATATCATTTGTGCCACTTCTTTTATTGAATGATCCTCTCCTACCCCAATATTAATAGGTTCATTATCATTATAATTATTCATTACAAATAATAATGCATCTGCCAGATCTTCAACATAGATAAATTCTCTTCGTGCATTTCCAGATCCCCAACAAATTACCTCAGAACTCCGAGTCTTCTTTGCTTTATGAAACTTTGTAATCAAAGCAGCCATTACATGTCCCTTAGACTCACTAAATTTATCCCTAGGACCATAAATGTTATTAGGTTGAACAGAAATAAAATTATCTCCACACTCTTTCTTATAGGCTTGACATAATTTTATCCCTGCAATCTTTGCAATACAATAAAATTCATTAGCAGGAGACAAATAATTAGAAAATAATGATTCTTCCCTAATAGGTTGATCGCATTCCTGGGGATAGGTAGCAGCAGATCCTACAAATAAAAGTTTCTTTACCTTATAATTATGAGCATTCTTAATAACATTACTTTGAATATCTAAATTGTCCTGTATATATCCAACAGGATTATGAATATTAGATTGAACTCCTCCACATGAAGCAGCACATAAAAAAACATAATCAGGTCTTTCTTTTTCAAAAAAATCTTTAACCTGAGAAGAATCTCTTAAATCTACTTCACTACTTGTTTTAAGAATAAGGTTTCTATATCCTTCTTCTCCTAATCTCCGAACAACAGCAGATCCTAAAAGACCATTATGACCTGCCACATAGATCTTATCTTCAATCCTCATAGGTGTAACTACTATATCCATTATCAATTAATAATTGCTCTTTCTTAGCAATCTTAATATCCTTTTCCACCATCTCTTCAATCATCTGCTCTACTGTAATCTCAGGCTTCCATCCCAATTCTTTCCTTGCCTTAGTAGAATCACCCAACAACGACTCCACTTCTGAATCACGGAAGTACCTAGGACTAACTCCCACTACTTTATTACCTGTATTAGTATCAATTCCAATCTCTTCTAAACCAGAACCTTCCCATACGATATTCATACCCAAGACCTTACCAGTCTTCTCTACAAATTCCCTAACAGTAATTTGCTTCTCAGTGGCAATTACATAGTCATCAGCATTATCTTGTTGGAGCATCATCCACATTGCCCTTACATAATCCTTAGCATGTCCCCAATCCCGTTTGGCATCCAGATTTCCAAGATATAAACACTTGATCATACCAAGATGAATCCTTGCCATAATTCTAGTAATCTTCCTAGTTACAAAGGTCTCTCCTCTACGAGGACTCTCATGATTAAAAAGAATACCTGAACAAGCAAAAATATTATAGGACTCACGATAGTTCTTGGTGATCCAATGACCATAAAGTTTTGCTACTCCATAAGGAGAACGAGGATAGAAAGGAGTCTTCTCTGTCTGTGGATTCTCCTGAACTAATCCATACATCTCTGATGAAGAAGCTTGATAAAACTTAGTCTTACCAATCAATCCCAGAGTTTTAATAGCTTCCAAAATACGAAGAACACCCACGGCATCTCCATTAGCAGTGTATTCTGGTGTCTCAAATGAAACTTTTACGTGACTTTGTGCTGCAATATTATAAATCTCATCCGGTCTTATAGTATTAATAATATTAACTAAATTTGAGGAGTCAGTCAGATCTCCATAGTGCATAAAGAAGTTTTTATTCTTAGCAAAAATATGATCTACCCTATCAGTATTAAAAGAAGAACTCCTTCTTTTAAGACCATGAACTTGATATCCTTTTTCTAATAAAAATTCAGCAAGGTATGACCCATCTTGACCGGTCACACCCGTTATTAACGCAGTTTTCATGTAGCTTACACTTTCACATTATTATACAAAGAAAGGAGGTTGAGGTCAACCTCCTGTTACTCAGATAGTATTATATACAGGACTTCCTGGGAACTGCTTTCTAAGTTGTTGAACCACTTTATCCAATCTCTCAGAAGTTGGATCTCCTGCCACAACCCCTGCTGGAGCTGGTGCTGCTGGTTCATGTTGATGCTCTTTCAGTGTAGCAATCTCTGCTTGTAGTTTAACAATGTCTCCTACAATTGCTTTGAGTTTTGCTTCAACTTCATTATCATATGCGGACATGTATGAACCGCTATCAGACTTTTTCCTTGCCATTGTTTTTTTTAATAAAATAGAACTGTTGAGTTATTTATGCCACCTATTGGACTTGAACCAACGACCTGAGCGTTACTAATGCCCTGCTCTACCAGACTGAGCTAAGATGGCTCATCCTTGACATAACAAGGAACTCCTTCTGGATCTAACCATTTAGTATATTCAAAATCTTCAATAGCAGTAGTCATCTGCATTGCATTATCACATAGGTACATATCTCTGTACCTCTTAGTGTAATAATCCTCTTTTTGAATACGGAAATCTGGCTTACCATTTTCCAGAGTTCCTACTTCCACATAACGGTATGGATACCGTTCCATAATAATGTTCATGATACCTCCGCAAGATCTTGTCTAAGACATTCGATTATAAGACTATAATCAGATTCTGGATCTTCATCATTATATGATATCTCATCTTGATAATAACGTTTAATCTTCTTATAAAGTTTTGGATCTTTTAAATCTAGAAAAATTTCTTTATTAGCAGCAGCCCGAAGGATGCCTATGTCTTTCTTAAACTTTGAAGTAAGCGTCATTGCTTTGGTTAGTTGACTTTAAGATTATAATGGAACGTGTAGCCTAAGTCAAGTGGACAATTATGTTTCTGCACTACCTCCTGTTGTATGCAGACGAATATATTCATCGGATGGAACCAAAACTGCACTTACATCTCCATCCGTCACTGTGATCTTCTCCCCCTTTTCCACTCTTTTAATAACATTATCAGGATCTTTTGCATATTCCTCTATGGTTATAGTAGTCATAAGATACTTGCTGCATAATCCTTATCAAACTGATCTAATCCTTTATCAGTAAGAATATGATTATACATCTTCTCAAAGACAGTTGGTGGCATCGTAACAATGTCAGCACCTACACTAAAACAATCAGCAACACTATGAACATCACGTAAAGACGCAGCAAGAACTTCTGTTCCTGTAACCATTTGTTGCTGATATAAAGAAGAAATCTTTGCAATCAATTCCACTCCGTTAAAGGAATTGTCATCTACTCTTCCCACAAACGGTGAAACATATTTTGCACCTGCCTTTGCAGAAAGTATTGCCTGAGAGACAGAAAATATCAAAGTAACATTAACTTTAATACCTTCCAAAGAAAGTTCTCTACATGCATCAAGACCATCAGAAGTACAAGGAACTTTAATAGTTGCACACTTACCAAACTTCTTATGCAATCTCTTACCTTCAGAGATCATATTTTCCTTACTACCAATGACTTCCATACTGATATCTTTAATACCAATATCTTTTAGTTCTTGATAAACTTCCTCATGCTTATGCCCACTTTTCCTAATAAGGGTGGGATTGGTGGTGAGACCGTCAATTAATCCGGTCTTAAAATGTTTACGAACGACATCTGTTTCAGCAGTGTCAAGAAAAATTTTCATAGTGATTTAAATACCATTGTTATATAGTCACCCTTGCCAAATCATATCAGGCATAGGTTGTTGGCCAGGTCTCAATACAAATAAGAGTATAGCATACCCTATAAACCATATTATATTAAAAAGCCATGCTTGTCTAATCAAATATTTTCTTATACCCATAGAAATCATGACATTCTTAACGGCTTGAGGATCATCTTCACTACCTCTTGCTCTAAGTATCTGCTCTATAATCACTGCAATGATTGAACCTATCACAAGGGGATAGAATACAAAATTTGCAAATGACATTATTGCTATAAGGAAAGTCATAGTCTTTGAATACCTTTCTCTTTATGAGTATGAGCTATACCAAGTTCATGCATCCTAGCATGTTCTGCTATTGGATCTCTAACGTCTTTACCTCCTGGTCCAAATGTGAACCAAAGACCTCCTCCCACGAGGAGAAAAAGAATTCCTATAATAATAAAAACTAAAATCATTTTTTTGTTGGATCGGGAAGAATAAATGGTGGTGCGTCATTACAAGAAGACGGACCATAAGTTTCATACTCTCTATAACCACCCATCTTACCATTAGTTTTCATCAAAGCACTAGTAAAAGCAAGGAGCAGAAATATTGTTGGAGCACCTATAATTAATGCTGCACCAAAAATATATCCTACTAAAAATTCTGGGATCGAATGATTACCCAGAAACTCATGGTTGTTGAGAAGAAAATCAATCATCTATCAAGTGCATCTAAGTTACCATGACGAACTGGTCTTTTTAACCTACTTTCTATCTCATTATAATCAACGGAAACAGGTTTATGATGTGCCATACCATCATGATTACCATCGTTAGGAAGTTTACCTGTCATGAGATACTCAATAGTTTCTTTACATCCTCTAAGATAATGAAGTTGTTTATCAATCTTAACCCATTCCTCATGAGAATCGGCAAGTTGAAATTGTTTACCTTCTAATTGCTCGGTTCTTTTAGTAAAGCGAGCTAAAAGTTGGTCATAGTTTTCAGTTTCTTTCACAATCAAGCTCCTATAAATTAACATATAAAAAATGGTGACAAGAACATCAGTTGTTGATGTACGGATATTACTACCCCTATTGTCATCAGTACGGGAATCGCTACTAGTTTAATCATCGTTTTACGTCGTGAGCACAACCATCGCCCTGATATTTATCAGTATTATAATACCCTCCTTTTGTCCCAAAGTAAAGGGTTGTCACTACAAAAGGTATGCAAATCACTATAAGAAAGTCTGCAAGGATCATTTTCTAGATATTACCACATCTCCACCATCATCATCATCTTCTTCATCCTCTCCTTCCAACTCTAATCTAAGTGCTTCTATTCTTGCTTGTAAATCTCTATATTCTTCCAAATCACATTCAGTTTTCTGCTCAAAATTAACACCTAATAATTTAGTACCCGGCTCCACATCCTTCATTTCAGGATGAACAGGTTTTATTACCTCAGTACTCCATTCACCTGTCAAGCGACCTGCATTAAAATCTCTCACTGGTCTAGAATTAGCAGCACTAACTATTAACCACACTGCACCTGCCAAAAGAGATATGGATACAACTACAAATAAAAGGGCAGATAAATCATCCATTAGTCATCTTTATCCCTACTTCTCAATTCTTCATTTAACAAATAAAACCACACTACACCAAGTACCATAGCAATAGCAATTCTAATTGATCCCCAAGATGTATCAATCATTATAACCTCAATTTTAAATTAGAAGGTTGTACGATCTCTATCTTAAAAGGTTTTTCAAGAAGACTTTTAATATTCATATAAGCATACGCAGTAAACACCTGAGGGACTATAAAAGCAATCATTGCCAGAGTCCAGAAAACATAATAATAATTTTCCTTACTCTGTGTTCTCATTTTTCTATCAACCAATCTATACCGACTCTGGGATCATCTGCTGGTACTTCGTGGGGATCCATCTTCCCTTTTGGTAAGTAAGCCAACTCACGCATGGCCCTAACTGAGGGATCAGTTGTAACATTAGTGGGCAGTCGTCCAAGAGCGACATTATCAAAGTTGAGTGAGTGCCGATCAAATGCAGCCAGTTCATATTCCTCCGTCATGGATAAACAATTGGTTGGGCAATATTCTACACAGTTCCCACAGAATATGCAAACCCCAAAGTCTATCGAATAGTTTCTTAATTCCTTTTTCTTTGCTTCTTTGTTAAATACCCAATCGACCACTGGGAGATTTATTGGACATACTCTAACGCATACTTCACAAGCAATGCACTTATCAAGCTCGAAATGAATACGACCACGGTAACGTTCAGAAGGAATGAGTTTCTCATAAGGATATTGGATCGTTATAGGTCGTCTACCCATATGATCAAAGGTCACTTGTAACCCTTGTAGCATATATTTAGCAGTATCTTTTATCTCTTTAAGATATTTAAATACTCTATTCATATCCTTGGGATGTATCCTTTTGCTTGTTGTACTAATGGTATTACATCACTTTCCACCTTATCAACAATCTTATCAACTATACTTATATCTATATCAGCAAAAGGTGGGATGATACCTAACAATCTTAATAATCCATCTACAAATAAGGCTAAACACAAACCTCCCAAAATCATACTAATGATAGTAGCAGTCTTATTATGCTTTGCCATCAATATCCTATCCGCCTCATGAGCCTCCGCAACAGCCGCAGCAATCATTGCGTCAACTTCTTCTTTATTATAATACTGTTGTGGATTAGGATAATCCATTTGGCGGATCTTTAATGTCAATTTTCATAGGTTCTCTAGCCTTATTGTATATATCCTCAGGGTTTCGATGCGTAGACAAATATTCACATGCTCTGATATAAACCTCATCATCGGTCTTATCAGTGTCCTCATAAATCTTTTTTGTCTTCACCATATTTTCATAAAGTTTAGCATCGGTGTTGTAATTATCCATAGTTGAAACTGAATTCGACAGTGGATAGAGATTTACTTATCTAACCTCAAAATCTAATTTACGAACTTTTCTTTTACGTCTTTCTTCTTGAAACTGTAATTCTTGTGGAGAAAAGAGTGATTGTCTTTTAGATGGTTTACTATCTGATTGTAACATTATTACTTGGTCTAAGTCAACCGCTGATATAGAATCTCCTTTAACGGTTGTCATATTGGGACAGCCACAGCATTTAGATTGCGTTTCATGGCTGGATAATTCTTTGTTACAACTCCTGCATCGTACTACTAACATCTCTTTTCATCCTGTAAATCTCTATTCACCACTAATATTTATAAAATTCCACTGTTTCTTGGAGTCCTTTATCGAATGATATGGTAGGAATCCATCCAGTTCTCTGTGTAAGTTTAGAAAAATCAGTTCCATACCTTTTATCTACTCCAGGTCTCTCATTAGAAAAACCAATTAAACTATTAGGTTTATCTAATATATCTAAAATCTTTTTGGTTACCTGAATATTTTGTAATTCACATCCACCACCAATATTAAATTTCTCATTTAAAATATTGTGTTTATCTAAAGTCCAAATAGCATCACAATGATCATCTACATGTATCCAATCTCTTATTTGTTCACCCCCATCATGCATATAAGTTATTTCATTCCTCAATGCATTGGTAACAACCTTAGGAATTAATTTTTCCTCATGTTGTCCTGGACCATAATTGTTTGAAGAGCTAGTGATAAGATAAGGAAGACCATAAGTATTATGCCAACTGGTTACAAAATGTTCTGCTGCTGCTTTAGTAGCAGAGTAAGGATTACGAGGATCATAAGGAGTTGTTTCCTTAAAAAGTTCTTCATCATCATAATCAAGAGAACCGTAAACTTCATCGGTAGAAATATGATGGAATTTCTCAACCTTAACTTGAAGACTAGCATTTAAAAGATTAATCGTTCCATTAATATTAGTACTAATAAAAGGATTAGAATTTGTAATAGACTTGTCTACGTGACTTTCTGCTGCAAAGTGAAATACTTTATTTGGTTTAAACTTATTAAAAAGATAATTTACATGATCTTCATTTCTGATATCACACCAAATAAAATGACAATGATCAGGAATATATTTTTCATTAGCAGCATAAGTTAAACTATCCAATACAATAACTTCATCATCAGTTACCTTATGAAGGTAGTGAAGAAAATTACTGCCTATAAATCCTGCTCCGCCTGTTACTAATATCATCTTATAAAATTTGCGGGACTTACACGGAGACGGGTGGTGGTGGTGTCTCCGATGCCCATTAATTAATCGTCTGGTTCTAATGAAATTATTTCTAATTCATTCTCATCTTCCAACTCAATCCATTCTTCAAACTCTTTATATATAGCATCTTTATTACCAATGGATTGTGCTGACTCTACTTTATCAATTGACCACTCACGAATATGAGCAACAATATCATCAGTCGAGTCCACCTTCATAATAGTCTTTTCTAAAGTACCGGGAGAGGATGTTACTATTGTAGTACTTTGGTGTTCCGTTGTCAAGGGATTCAGTGAGGACGTTGTTTGTAAAGAGCTGTCTCGTTTCTTCGTAGTTTGTTTTGCCAGCTGTGTGATGTAAGCTGAGGATAACTCGGCTAAAACACGATCTGCCCAATCGTTGAATCTCTTCTTTAAGTTCCGGACAAGACCCATAATACTTCTTCCAATCAGATTCAGATTTTACTTTTCTTTTTTTACCTCGCGGAGTTCTAAACTTCCAGAAATACTTACGCCCGATGTACTTCCTTCCTGTTTGAACATTAGTAATACAGTAGACGAAACCGAAGAAATTGTCAATATCAGCAGTAGTAAAAGTTGTACCCTTATATGTCCAGGGGTTCTCATAAGTTCCTTCACCCACTGTGGTCTTTGGGGTGGTTTCCACTTTCCAATCTTTATAGTCATATTCTTATTTAGTTTGAATCTTAAATGCTAAACTCAGTCTCATAGGACAAATCTGATAAGAAAATGAATACCCCTTATGCATAATCCTTCCAGGAAAAATCACTAATCTATTCTGTAAAGGATGAATAACGGTTGGTGAATTTGGTGATGTCATAATTTCAGTAAACCCACCCCACCCATACTCATAGTGTTGTACATACAACAATGCAGTTAAATCACATCCATCCTGATGAAATGATCCCTCTCTTCCATACCATTGTCCATTAAAATATACTCTTTCTAATTTATAATCACCATCTAACTCGTCCTTAACTTTATTAAACAAATAAGAATTAAAAAACTCATCATGAGACACCTCTCTGATTAGAAATGGTAGATGATTACTCTTTCTAATATCAGTTTGTTGTATCTTCCATTCCTGACAACTAGTCTCACCTATAACCTTCTTAAGATCTATTGGATCTAAAAAATTATCAATAATTTTTATTGGGAAGTCATGCATGGGTTTTCTTTTTTAACATCTCCCACACGTCTTTATAACCATCTACCTGAAATGCATATCCCATATGGTTTTCGGCAATAGCAATGGCTAATGGATAATCATTTCCATTTTCATCCATTCTATCACCAAAGAAACGTATATTATCCCCTTCCTTAAAATCTCTTAATATCTGACTCTTATCAGCCCCTTTAAGAGATATATCCACACCTGTCTCACCACCTACAAAAGCATATAAATCGGGGAATCTGTCATTAAATCTTCCAGCAATATCTACTCTTTCCTCCCTTTCTTTATCCCATTTCTTATATACATCTCTTTCTTCAAAGGTAGCACCCCTTCCCAAAATACTAAAATTCACACATCCTGGTCTCTTTTCTATATGAGTACCCGTCTTAATGGGAAATACACTATAATCTAATTCATCTTGTAAGAATCTCCGTGCCTCATCAGGAAGTTCCCATGGCGTTCTATAAACATTCTTCTCCCCTTCATAAACATCATTACCAGCACAATTATATACCCTCTGAGAGGCATTAAACAGACCCTCACCTATCTGTTCTATGGTCTTCTCCCTATTACTTCCTGTAACCAGATAAACATCATTCTTATGAGCAAAATCAAGAAAGTACTCATGAAAATCAGGATCAATTTTTCTCCTACTAGGAGTTAATGTCCCATCAATATCAAAAATAAATTTTAAATTTTCCATATATTTTTACAATATTCTCTTATAGAACGATCTGATGAGAAGAATCCTGATCTTGCGATGTTAATGCAGGACATCTTATTCCATATCTTCCGATCTCTCCATGCACTACTTACTCTATCCTGTGCATCAAGATAATCAGAAAAATCGGCAAAGACACAGAAAGGATCATGATTCATAAGATTATCTACCAAAGGTTTAAAGTATTCTTTATCTCCTTGACTAAAATGTCCACCCTTAATAAGGTTTATTACATCCCATAATTCAGAACTCATATGACTCTTTGGATCATATCCTTTCTGCCATAATTCTGCTATGCCTTTCTCATCATGTCCAAAGAGGAAAAAGTTTTCCTCTCCTACCAAATCCCGTATCTCTACATTAGCACCATCAAGAGTTCCAATAGTTAAAGCACCATTCATCTGGAACTTCATATTACCTGTACCTGATGCTTCTTTACCAGCAGTAGAAATTTGTTCTGACAGATCAGCAGCAGGATATACTTTCTCTCCTAACTTCACACTATAATTTGGTAAGAAAATTACTCTTAACTTACCATCCATATCAGGATCATTATTAACCACCTCTGCTATATGGCAAATAAATTGTATTATCATCTTTGCCATATAATATCCAGGTGCTGCTTTACCTCCAAAAATAACAGTACGTGGAACGTAATCTCCACCATTCTTAATCCTAATATATTGATAAACAATCCATAAAGCCAAAAGATGTTGTCTCTTATATTCATGTATCCTTTTAACCTGCACATCAAACATACTAGAAGGATCTACTGATATACCCAAATTATCAAAGATATAGGTAGCCAGATGATGCTTCCCAAGTACTTTTGCTTCACCCAGTTTATCTACAAGAGAAGGATCAAATTTATTCTCTAACAAGTGAAGAGAATCCATATTAGTAATCCACTCTGTTCCAACATATTCATCAAGAACTTCTGCAAGAGCTGGATTGCAGGATGCTACCCACCTTCTGGGAGTAACGCCATTAGTTACATTCGTAAACTTATGTGGCCATAAATCATAGAATTCTGGCATCAATTGAGTCTTAACTAATTCAGAATGTAATGCTGCAACTCCATTAACATGATGAGAACCCACAGTAGCAAGGTGGGCCATACGCACCGACTTATTACCATGTTCATCAATGATAGACATCTTCTCTAACATAGAATCATCACCGGGATATTGAAGTCTTACTACCTGTAAGAACCGACGATTAATCTCATAGATAATCTCCATGTGTCGAGGGAGAAGAGTCTTAAACAATTTAAGATCCCATTTCTCTAATGCTTCTGGTAAAAGCGTATGATTAGTATAAGCAATAGATTGATGTGTTATTTCCCATGCCTGATCCCATTCTATATGCCGTTCATCAACCAGAAGTCTCATCAACTCTGCTACTGCGATAGAAGGATGAGTATCATTTAATTGTACTTGCCAATGTTCAGAGAATTGCTCTATGGGAACCTCCATTCTATCCAAACTATTAAGCATATCCTGTAAAGAAGCACTTACAAAGAAGTGTTGCTGCTTTAATCTTAGTATCTTACCTTGGTCTGTACCATCATTAGGATACAATACCTTAGAGATAGTCTCGGAAGATACACTCTGCTCTACTGATCCCAAGTAATCACCAATATTAAAGGCATAAAAATCAAATGTTTCCGTAGCATCTGCTCTCCATAATCTTAATCTATTACAAGAATTAACTCTATATCCCAACTGTAATACATCATAGGGAACCGCCACTACTTGTTCATCAGGAACCCATCTTACTCTATAATTACCTCTATCTGACACATAATTTTCTACTCTCCCACCAAATCCTACAAAGACAGACTCATCTGGTTGACACAGTTCCCATGGCCATTCTCCATGTAACCAATTATCAGTGATTTCTATTTGTTGATTATCTTTGATTAACTGCTTAAAAATTCCATACTTATATCTTATACCATAACCAGTAGCAGGTACTTTAAGACTGGCTAAGGACTCCATATAACACGCTGCAAGGCGACCTAATCCACCATTACCTAGTCCAGGTTCTTCTGCTACATCTAATATTTGCTCTAATGAATAATCATATTCAGACAATGCTTTAACTGCCTCATCCCTTATACCCAAACCAATAAGATTATTATTAAGTTGTGGACCAATTAAAAATTCGGCGGAAAGGTAGGCTACTTCTCTCTTCGGATGGCGAGGAAGATCCAACCAATAAGTCATCATCTGATCTCTTACAGCATAACTCAGTGCCATATAAAAATCATGAGGTGTCGCAATTTCAGGACGTTTTCCTAATGTATAAAAAAGACGCTCCTTAATACCATTATAAAGATTATTTTTCATTATCCCCCTATAAGTTTGTCATAATCATCGGCAGCATCTAAAATTGCTCTTTTCATATCTTCGATATCCCATTCTATTTCCTCAGAGTTTGAATCCTGAGAAGGTGTCTTTTTTGACATCTTGTTTGATTCCTCCGACGACATAGCTTTCTACCTCCGTTTCTTGTGGTGCTACTTGAAGTCCTTTTGACGAAATCCAATGTTCAGTCCAAGGTAATGGATTATTTTTCAATGGAATATCATACTGAGGTTTCAAACCGATAGACCTAAGGCGACGATTTGCAATCCACTCAACATACTGATGAAGAAGTCTATCATTTAATCCTATCATACTTTCATCTTTAAACAAATAATCCGCCCATTTCTTCTCTTCATTTACACATAAATCAAACATCTTATATGTCCACTCTTCTTCTTCCTTACAAATCTCTACCATATCAGGATCATCACCCTTCTTCCAGTTATTTAATATATTTTGCGTGAGGGCGAGATGTTGATTTTCATCTCTGGCGATAAGGGATATAATTTTTGCTGACCCTTCCATAAGCTTGTTTTCACCAAATGCAAAGGAGCAAGCGAAAGAGACATAAAAGCGAATACCTTCAAGAATGTTAACATTTGCAACTGCCCTGTATAAGTGTTTTTTTAAATCTTTAAGTGTCCATGCTGCGGAAGGGGATCCCTGTGAACTTGCTTTCCATTGACTACTCGTACCCCACTCTTGTGCATAGTTAATAAAATCATCATAAGATTTGGTAACACTTGCAGCACGTTCCAGAATTTTTTCATCAGTAAGAATAGTATCAAATACTTCAGAAGGATCTGAGTATACATTCTTAACAATATAAGTATAAGATCTACTATGAATCATCTCCATAAAAGACCAACACTCCATACATGCTTCTAACTCAGGTAAAGAACAATAAGGAATGAATGCCATACCAGGTGCTCTACCTTGAACAGAGTCAAGCATAGTCTGATACTTCAAATTAGAAGTAAAGATATGCTTCTGTGCGGGACGTAATGATTGAAAATCTCCACGATCTTTCTGTAAAGATACCTCCTCTGGTCTCCAAAAATAACCCAGTTGTTGTTTAGTTAAATTTTCAAATTGAGGATACTTATAAGAATCATAGCGTTGAATACCTAAAGGCTTACCAAAAAACATAGGTTGTTTCTTAGTATCAACCTCATCGGTATTAAATACCGTCATTCCTTTTATTTTAGATTGCACAGGACTCACATTCACTTTCCTCAACATTACTTAATTCATCTAATAATTGATTTAATTTAGTTTTACCTTGTATACCGACCTCCCCTGCTTCATCATGCCAACCAATAGGATGTGCAGGTTCATCTTCATCATGTTTATTATCATATGTATTTTGATAATAAGATGTCTTCCATCCATACTTATAAGTTGTAAGAAGATCTTGTGCCATAACACTGGTAGGAACCTCAGATCCTTCATAATTTTCTGGATTATAAGACCAATTTCCAGAAATTGCTTGATCAAAGAATTTCTGCATTACTGCTACAACATTAATATACCCTCTATTGCTAGGCATGTCCCATAATAAAGTATAGTTATTCTTTAAAGAACCATAGGAGGGAACAATTTGCTTAAGAGGTCCTTTCTTTGATTTCTTAACGGACAAGTATCCACGAGGAGGTTCGATTCCATTGGTAGCGTTTGACACAACGGAACTGCTCTCCGAAGGCATTTGTGCGGACAATGTTGAGTGCCGTAAACCGTGCTCCAAGATAGATGCTCTAAGAGATTCCCAATCATGTTGAAGTTCCTGCTTACTAATGTCATCGACATCACTCTTATATGTATCAATTGGCAGAATACCATCAGCATATTTGGTTCTTCCAAAGTCTTCACACCATCCTTTCTCCTTCGCAATCTCATTAGATGCCTTCAAAAGATAATACTGGAATGATTCTGAAAGACCATGAACAGCATCCCATGCCTCCTGTGAATCATAATTAAATCCAAGTTTAGCAAGATAATGTGCAAGACCAATAAACCCTACTCCAAGGGATCTACGTGCCTTTGTAGCACGTTCTGCTGCTAGGACAGGATAATGTTGATAATCAATTAATTCTTCCAATGCACGAACCGATAAATCACATAGTTCTTCTAATTCTTTATCTGATCTTACCATACCCACATTAATAGCAGATAAGATACATAAAGCTATTTCCCCTGTACGATCATCAATATGTTGAAGAGGATAAGTGGGAAGAGTAATTTCCTGACAAAGATTACTCATCTCAACCTTATCTTTGAAAGATGAATGCTCGTTACAATGATCTATATTCATGATATAGATACGACCAGTCTCTGCTCTTTCCTTTAATAAATCAAGAATTAATTCTTGTGCTCCAATTGTTGACTTGGGGACTGATTCATCTGATTCGTAACGAATATATAAGTCATCAAACTGATCGGTCCCAAAACTCTCATACAAACCAGGAACATCATGAGGGGAAAAAAGCGTGATTTCCTTATCCTGGATAAAACGCTCATAGAATAACTTACTTAACTGGATGGAGTAGTCGAGTTTTCTGACTCTGTTGTCTTCGGTTCCTTTGTTGTTTTTGAGGACGAGGAT